ATCCTCAAAATCATCGATATGGTCATCAATCGTGCGTTCGTGATAATCGGTTTCAAGACCCATAAGTCCGTCTATTATAGGTGAATGATCCGTCATGATTGACCGGAATCAACTCAACTTGATGTCCCTTATTGCCAAAACTAAGCACAGTAAAGCCCATATTCCAGTCGGCTGAGTTATATTTTAGGTACGTCGCCTTACGCATATCCATGAGATGACCGGCTTCTATGCCCCAAATCGTTGAATAACGCCCGTTTAAGCCAGTTTGGTGTCGGACTGCACCCTGCCTATGGGAATGCCCACAAACTACGCTAGAATGCCATTTTTTACTAAGATTTAAGGCAGTTATACCGGCATGCTTAGACATGTTGCCTTCATCGCCATGAGCCAAGTGCCAGCCCTTTTCAAACTCGTAGGCTCTTTTATGAAATCTAATGCCCAAGCTGCTGAAATCCATAAACTTGTCATAAGCCAATTCCGGCAATCCAATGAGTGATGGCGCACCCTTGAGCAAAGTTTGGTAAATTCTATCGGTGTGATTCGATCTGACAATATCGGTCGTGCCTAGGTCGTAAAGTATTTCCTGACCAAGTTTTCTTTCCTCGTCAAGTGTTTCTGCAAACTCTAATTTTGTCCCTTTTGCCCAACGGCTTTGTGAACCAAGATCCATTTCATCACCAACATTTAACACAAAATCAAATTTCTCATGCCTTGCCATTTTAATCAGATTTGAAACTGCCTTCGGATGGTGCAATGGAATCTGTAAATCTGGCGTTACAAGATACCTGCGGTTGGCTTTAATTAATCGTCATCCTCATCGTCAGTTGGATCTATGGATGGGATGATCCCACCATCGCCCACAATCCAATCAGGGAATGTCTTATGTTCAGTCATCAACCAAAAAGCGTGCTCAGGTGTGAATCCTGCTTTTCTAGCTGCTTTGTAGCATTCGTGTAATGCGGTGTAATGCTGATCGATCTTTGATAATGGTTCAGGAGATTGGCGAACGACTCGACGATTGATCTTTTTGCGTTTGATAGGTTTTCGTGTGTTCGCCATAATTAAAATTATCGCTTACTGATTAAGACAAACAGATCATCGACACGCTGTTCAAGTCTTGTAATTTGATCCTTAATACTGCTTCCAGAATTGGGTTTCAATTCTTGTAAGTAGGATTTAATAACCCAACGCAGACCCAATAACAAACTTGTAGATACGGCGGATACGCCAACGGCGATACCAACCCATTCGTTGGCTGTCATTTCGCATTAAGTCCATAATCAGCTTCTTTGCCGGACTTTGGATCAAGTGCCTTAGCAAGAGGTGCAACCAATGCTCCAGCAAGGATTGCAAATTCTGGTCGGATGTCAGCAACAATTGCCAACAGGACAGTTATACCGGAAGCAGCCACAGCTCTTAAATATGACTTAATTGCTGCCTTGTGTTTATTTGATAGTTTCATGCTTTGCCTCCTAGTAGTGGGATGTTAAAAAACTCTCCAGTTTGTTTTGGGTGAAATGAAATATGGATGTGCTTAGTGTGTGGATTGATGCCCTTGTATTTACGCCAACGCCAATTTAAGAGTTTGCTGGCAATATGATGATTATGTATAACATATTTGATTCGTTTATCTGTTTTGCCAGCAAGTCGAATTTGATCGGCAAGATAAGCAGACATGCCTTCGGCTTGTCCTAAATCAGCTGTAATGTCAATGGCACAAACCTCACCCGAAGGCAAGGCGTTGTGATCCGATTTTACTTTTTGATGCCTAGCGTCTGAAATCCAACCATCCGATTTTCTAGATCTATCGGCAAAACTGTCATCGATCTGCTCACGCAGTTGCACAGCTGCTTTAGATAACCAAGGTTTCATTCAAAACAATTCCAAAGATTGTGCTTAAACTTGAAAATATAAAGGTGGAATCTCAGGTATTAAAAGACTAGCCTCTAGTTCGCTCAAACCAAGTCTTTCAATAACCGCTAATCTTGCTGCCACCTTTGCTTCTCTTTCAGCAATTAAAACATTTTGGCGGGCTAAAGTTTCTTGGTTTTCTGCTTCTCGTTGTGCCAAGAAATCTGTTAATTCTTGACCCTTTAATTCAATCTCTTGGTCATCAATGTTAATAATTACTTTATTAGATGGCATAACCATATACCTCAACTTTTCCTGTCATTGTTCCTGTTGCTGGGTAAATAGTAAATCCTGTGTAAGAAGTCGTTACAGTTGTTGAACCCCCCGCAGTACCTGTTGCAGTATCACTACCTCTATATCTAGATTGACCATTCCAGTAAGTTGTGTATGCGGTTGCAAAAGGATTAAATATTTGAAAAGCGCTAACGGAATCATTAGAGGCTGTTTCTAAAAAGTTAAATTGCCAATAACTTATTGTACCTGACCCATCACCAGTAAGTGTTGTGCTTGACATATTAGAGTTGGTTCCAAATCCTGACCACCTATAATTATTTGATGTGTTATCTGAACCGCCAACCCTGACTCTAAATCTAATTTCAGTTTGTGCACTTGTAGAATCAAATGTTGTTAAGATTAAATAGTTTCTATAAGTTGCCGAAAAGCAATCGTTAATGCTTTGACCTGATGAGCCTGTAAAGGTTGTGCTATTAATTTTAACTAAAGCACCGCTGGAAGGTGCCGCCCAAGCCAAACCTGTTGCAGTAGAAGAATCGACCTGCAAAACATGTCCATTAGTGCCACCCACCGCTAGGCGTGCAACTGTGTTATCAGCTGTTCCTGCAATTAAATCGCCTTTTGCATCAACAGTTGCTTTAGCAATTGCTGCTCCAGCGTTTGTAAAAACTGTTGAATCGATAGCAGTTCCAAGTGATCGGATTGCTGCTGCACCATCTTTCACCAATGCGGTGTCGTCCGGTGTTGTCCAGCTGTAATTAGTAGTGGTTGCCATATTGTCCTATTCTCAGGATACGATTGTAGCGTATTCCCATGTTAAAGTTGGATCTATTGTCTGCCATTGTTCAGTTATTGGAACAGTATTCCAGCGCATCGCCACTTGGCTAAATGCCACAGGCGACAAGTTAATTGTCAGGAATAATTCATTGAAACGAGTGCTCCAACGCCATCCTTCAACATAACCCTCAAAGACCCCATTTGAGATCTGGGTTGGCAGGTTTTGGATGTTTAGTGGTTGACCCATAAACACGCCCAAAAGATTATCTCGATCGTTGTTGTCAATCTCTGAATTGGTGATTGGAAAGGTTATAGATTGAAAGGCTGGTAATGGAAAGGCACGCTGAGCAATGTATCTATCCGCAACCTCTTGAGCATCTACACCTGAATGAATAGCGGATTGAATGCTTTGTGCCTTGTAGCCATAAAGGGCAATCGATTGTGGACTTGATGCAGTTGCCTGTGAGTTAAAGTTGTTTCCATAATTAATATAAATATCGTTGCGAATATCGCCTGATCTTGTGATAGTTGATAATCCTTGACCTAAAGCATGCCTACCATCTAAATCAACATAACCATTGGCTGCTAAATAAGTCTGCCTATGGTCTGCATCGGCATAACCAATATCTCCATTAGGTGCTTCATAAAGATAACCAAATGCGCTATCGGCAATAAGACTTGCTATGTTATAGACAGTATCAGGATCAGCGGATCTGCTTGACATTGTATAAAGCCCTGGTTGATCTATTTCACCAAGACCCTGATTGCTTGTTGTTGCCCATGTTTCGGTTGCGTCATAAGTTGCCCAAGTTGTAGCTGCTGGAACATCATTCCAAGATGGCAGCAATACGCTGGATAACAATTCATAAATCTGGTCGCCATCCTCATCTTGTGATAAATTGTCATTGTAAATTTCTTTAGCAAGTTTAACTAATGAACCCATTGCTAAGATTGAGTAATTAACAACAGTTGCCAATGCGCCAGTTTTTCCAACCGCAACAGTCAAATCAGTAACATTGCCACCAAATAAAGTAACATAAGTTCCGGAACTGTTTCTAACTTGCAAACTTAAACTGTCATTAATGTCAAATGGTAAAGTTTGTCCAGACAATGCGATTAATGATATTTGTAAATAAGACGGGTTTGGTTGAGTGTAAATATCTGTGCGACCTGCTTGATGGGCAATATCGCTTATAGCAATGTTGGTGTAATCAACACCAGCAACAGTCAACTTCCAGTCAGGCGTCCAAACTGTCATTATTGAAACACAATTCCAAATCCTCCACCGAATGTCGGTGTTGATCTTGCTGAACTATCTACAAGCACTTTTTGCACAGCTCTTGCAGCACCCTCTGGATCTATTGCTTGAACTGAAATGTTATTAATGACAGTTGGCTGAGTTTGAGCACCACCCGTAGAAACAGTAGGCAATCCTCTTTCTCCAGCTCGATAATCAAAACTTGATCCTGAACTGCCTATTCTGTTTAATCCATTTATATCTGCTCCGGGTTTAACTAAATTTAATCCTCGAATAACAGTATTAATTGCATCAATAATAAAATTCAAAACTGGTGTTATTGCTCCAGCAATTGCGCCAAAAGCATTAATGATTGCCGCTGCTGCTTTTGCTCCAACATCAATCATAAAAGTAAAAACTTTACTTAAAATAGGTAAAACAACTGTTTGCAATAATTTTACAAATTGATCAAAACTTTCTCTGTTATCATCAATGGCTTTTTTAACAACTTCCCAAGCATCTTTGAATCTATTGATAATAGGCACGCCATATTGAAATATATAACCAATTAGTCTTTCAATTATTGGAAGGAGTGCTGCGCCAACCGCTTCCTTGGCTTCCTCAAAACCTTGCTTTAATCTGTCAATTCTGCCTTGGAAAGTTTCGGCATTTCTAGCTGCTGCACCACCATAAAGATCACTTAATGCCTTTTGTGTTTGGTTGAAATCCATTGCCTTGAGATCGGCAGCTGATAAACCAATGCCCAATCTTGCAAGTTGTGTTTCTTGACCATCATACGCTTTTGCTAATGCTGATGTAACTGTCGTTAAATCTTTGCCAGATCCCGCTGCCACATCCAACGCTAAATTTAATAACTTTTGAGATGTATTAACATCTTTTGTGCTTACAGATAATCTCTGAAACGCATTTCTCAAATCGTTGTCAGTAACGCCAGTTGCCAATTGGGTTTTTGTAATATATTCCTCAGTAGCCTTAATTTGGGCATCAGTAGCCCCTGTGGCGGTCTTTAAGGCACTTGCTAATCTAAGTTGTGCCTGTTCATCCTCAATGGCTGATTTCACCCCATCAATGGCTAATTTGCCGGCATAGGCAACCGCAGCAGCAGCTGCCACAGTAAATGCAAGAGCAGCCTTTTTGCCAAACTCTGAAATCTTGCTTGCGTTACTTTCAACCGCTTTGTCAGCATCGCCTAACTTCTTTTTTAAGTCATCAACATCAGCGAGGATTGATAACTTTAAGGTGCGATTACCAGTAGCCATTAGACCCATTCCTTAATGATTCGATTAAAAGCCTGTTCCCACTTGTTGATTAATTCAGGCTGAATTCTGCGAAGCGTTGGATAGATAAACCACCCTCTCGAACCTCTGCCTTGCCTTCCTGAATATGCAGGGAACTGCTTGAACTTATTAGATCCAAACTCAACACCACCCCATAGGGTTTGCGTTGTAGCCCCACCTGAAAACTTTTGTCTTGCGAAACCATAACGGAACTCACCGATTTTGCTTGATTTAGAGATGCTAACTCCATCTGCGACCCTTTGCGCAACTTCGCCAGCCTTTGTTCTAGTTCTAGCTGCCTGCTTAATTTCCTCTGATGCAAAATACGCCAAAGCAGCAGATTGACTTCTTGCTTCCTCTGTTGCTTGGTCATCCATAAGTTTGAATGCTTTGTAAATATCACGCAGATCGTTTTTATTGTATGCGATAGTTTCACTTGCCATGCCTCGCCTCCAATACTTCGATTGCTGTTAAAATGTCCTCCGCTTCAACCCATTCTCTCATTGGAATCTGTGTGGCTATTGCCAACTCAAC